CCTACAAATATCTCATTACTAACCATTTTTTCTCACCTAAACTGTACTTCGCCCGAACCGCTTAATCTCTACCGATAGTTTGTAGCCCAATAACCTTTTGCCCCTATCATTGGCTTCACTTCTACCTGTTAATGTAATTAATTCAGCAGAATCTTCAACAGTTCCCGAAGTTCCGCCTCCTTGATACACGGTAGGGCTACGAGCATTATTCTCTAAAATGTATCGGGTAATTCGATAAATACTTTGTAGTCTATCTCTAGAATCAGTAAGAGAAGAAAAATCTCTTCTATGTAGAACTCTCATGTGTACTGTCATGTTAAATGTTTCATTTCTCACCACTGTATCAATAGTTGGATTTGTTTGAGACATACCATCTTCAAACACTAAAAGTACTGAATGAGAATCTACATCAACTCTTCTTCCTTCTTTCGGTTCTAATGAACGTATATCTAAAATTTTAATAGAAGCACTATTACCTGTAGAAAGAGGTCTATGGTTTGTAGGTAATTGACTACCCAAAGAAGTAACTGCGGCATCCCATCTATCGGATAATAATCGTATAAGAAAAGTCACTTCATCCATCATAATTTAGCAACCTCTTCTTCTATTCTTTTTGCAAATGCTTTATCGAATGCACTATGGGCTTGTTCTATAACTGCTTCATCAGATAATGCAAACTCCGCATATATACTATCTTTTAACATATCATTACGTTGTTGCTGAATTGCAACAATTTCTTTGAATAATTTAATAACATCTTCCATAATAATCACGATATAAAATGAATAATATTTTTCTTTCCATTTAATATCTTATTCGCTTCTTCTAATAAAATATCATGTTTGGCTTTCAAATCAATATTAGAACCTGTTTCAGCAATTAATATTGAATTATCATCATGTCTAATTATTTCAGCCGCTACTAGTTTTGTGGCTGCTTCATGTATAGGAGCAGGTACACGCCCTTCACCTGCAACATAAGTTACTCTAATAGAATGATGTTGATTGTGTGGATATTCTTGTCTGAAAAAAATCTTCCCTTCATCATTTATAGTCCAATAGTCATCATCTCTACCTGAAGTTTGATTATCAGCAAATGAAGATACTGAGCCATATGTAGAAGTTAATGTACAAAATGTTCCATCTTCCCCATCTAATAATGAACTAATGACTATTTTTGTTTTATCTTCACTATCTAAAGTAGCATAAAAGAAATCAGAAACACGTATATTATCTGCTTGGCTAGTACCATTAGCAAAAATTTCTTTACGTGCAGTTTCTTTTGTAAATTTAGCAGTTTTCATAGGGTATACTTCATTAATAGCATCAACTATTTGACTAGCAGTAGTTTTAGGACCAAAATTATCATAAAAATGTCTAATACTATTATTTGCTAAATTTTTAATTTCAAAAGTATAGGTAGTAGGATTACCTACAGTTAATGCTATTGTCCAATCATTTGTAGTTGCAGAATTAGGAACTGTTAATGTTGCAGTAGCAGAAGCCAAATCTACCCAAACATCTCCTTGATAGACTTCTAATCTTACTAATTTTTGTACTTTAGGATAACTTAATTGTACAAATCCTACATAGTCCTTGTAAGGTCTAATAGGATATGCACGTTGTCTTATATTATCAAAGGAATGAAATTCATCTTTGTAAATAATAGGTCTGTATGATGTTTTTATCGAATCATCTATTTTTTCTTCTGCTCTTTTTATTAGTTTACCTATTTCTACAAGATTTGGAGTAGTGTTCGCACTAAAAGAACTTATTTGTAATAAATTAGAAATATCTGTATGAGTAGTATAATGTCCATTACCTATTGAATAATCTACGTTTATATTTGTAAAATCACTAGGGGATGAAACTTTACCCATACTAATTACCTCCTACTAATGCCCTTAGACTATTGTATCCCCTTTTAATGTTTAGAAAATCTTTCTGAACTCTAACAACATCCATATCCATTGAAGTTGGTTCTTCATCTTTTTTTGGTTTTTTAATTCTAAATTTATAATTTTTAGGTGTCGTATCAAGGAGCGTATTCATGTCATAAGTTACATCTGCATATAATATTGGTATTCTACTTTTACCTGCTATGAAGCCTGATTTTGATTTACTTTTACTCATCAGGTCTTTAGCATAAACTCTTACTGCATCTATATCTAATTCACCCATGTTTTCTATATTTTTATATTCGTCTAAAATATCTACTAAAGATATGTCAAGTTTATCACTAAATAGTCTATAATTTGCAACAATACTATCCCAAGTTTCTTTATCTTCTTCTATTTGTTCTTTATCTGAAACTTCTTCTTCTATAATTCTAAAGCCGTGTTTTTCACGTTTTACCTCATTGTCTATTAAAGATTCTAACAAGGTGTTATCCATTTTAGGAAATTGTTGCATAACTTCAAAAATCATACCTGCTAATTTTTCTACGTTCTTATCTAATTTAACATCTATACCTTCATCTAAGTTTAATTTAGAACGAATACTTTCAACCCACTTTTGTTTATCTTTACTTGAGCCTTCTTTTGTTTTACTAACTTCTATTTCTAAAGTACCTAATTTTAATTTTCTTCTTTCTGCACTTAGATATCCATAAATAATATTTTTCAACGGGTGCTTATCTTGAGACATAATAATTGTTTCTAAGTATTTTTCAAGTAATTTAGGTTTCGTGCTTATTTCATCTATAGCATCATATGCTTCTTCTAAAGTATCAAATGATTTACTACCTGTAAGTCCTTCAACAAGAAACTTGTCCTTTCCTTGTTCATACTTACCTGCTCCTTTATCGCCAATTAATTTTAGATGTAATAAAGGGATATTATTTCTTGTATCTTTTTCTGAAAAGGGTTTTGTTTCTGCTTCATACTCTTCACCGGAATAATCTTTTCCGGCAGGTGTAATAGTTTCACCTCCAAGTAGTCCAGCCCTAAAAGCAAAGTCTTCACTATCAAAAGCACCAAATCCTTCCTTAACAAATACATCATTTACATATTGTTTAGTATCTAATGTGATTAATGCACCCATATTAATTTCACTATAATCAAAATATTTTTTAATCATCTCATACAATATAGGCTTACCACTATCTATAGCACTCATAAGTTCTCCACTTCTTTCAGAACCTTCTTCATCAGGTTCTTGTCCTCTCTCAGTAATATTTACTAATCGCTCTATTGCAGACTCATTATCTAATTGTGATAATTTAAAATTCTGTAGTTTTCTTTCATTGAGTTGAAGTGGTTTGTTGTATGTAACTTCAGTTACTTCTACACCATTTATGTTTTCTTTATTTATTTTTTTAGGAAAATAGTCATTTTCACTTAATGCCGTTATTATATTAAGCATATCTGTTTTTTCTATTTCTTCTAAATAATGTTTGAAAAATTTATTCATTTCAGATTCAGTAATAGTGTCCATCAAACCTTGCTCTCTTTCTTTTAATCTTTCATAATCCTTATCATCATACTGTATTAATGTAGCAAGTTTAGGTTTAACCTTCTCCATAGGTTTAGGTCTTTTTTTATTAGGTATGGCTCTATAAAATATATAACCTAACATACTTAGAAAAATAGGATTCTTTTCACTAACTAAAGCGTCAAAACCCTTTCTTAGTTGAGCATTATTTAATACAACATCTTTCTCAGTATTAGGTACTATGTCAGCAGGTAATATTATTTCGCCCATACATCAAACCACCTTATGCAAGCCATTTAGCCCAAGCAACGCCTTTAGTTATAGCCGCACCTAAACCTAATCCACTTGCAGGAGGTGTATATGTCATTTGACCTGTATTAGGGTCTATCCAATATGCATTGTTCATATTATCGTATCCGGCAGGTGGAACAGGATATCCACTACCATTGTTCATAGCCATTTGTTGTTGCATCATAGTATTGTTAATCCCTGTTCCCATATTACCGCCTTGTATATTTTGTGGGTTCATTCCCATTGGGTTAGTAACTTGGGGTTGTGTAGGAGATGCTGCCCCACTAAATCCTTGAGATTCTAAATATTGTGCTTTTGCCATTCTACGCTGCATAATAACTTCTGAATTTATTGCAGAATTCAATAGGTTTTGTAAATCTAATTCTATATTAGCAGCAGTAATTTGTTGATAATCTGCTTTAACGTCTGTGTTTAAAACAAAACCACCACTTGATGTATTGAATTCTAATTTTGATAACATATCTCCAACAACTCTAGCAACAACATCTTCAATCAATTGTTCCATACTAGCAAGAAATGCTTCTCCATGATATTGAAAAAAATCTTCTACATGGTTCTCTTGTAAAGTTAATAAATTGTTCATTGTTTTAAATTGGTTTTGTTGACTATTAGATATACTAGTAGCCAATTGTGAATTGCTTGTTCCAAATAATCCCATTACTTCTCACTCTCCGCCTGTACGCTTCCACTTGTAACCTTAACGCCTTCGGTCAATAAGACTTTCACTCTTTTGGTATTAGATTCGTTTTCTATTAGTAATCTAAATAACTCTTCTTCTTTACTTTCTGTTACCGCCTGTGGAGGTTTAATTGTCCAACCTAGTCCTGCAAGAGATTGTATATCTCCTTGTTTTAAACTAGTTAATGGTCCACTAGATAATGGATTCAAATTAGGCATTTTTGGAATGTAAGCACTGTATGTTAATCCATGTTCTTCTGCTAATAATTGTTGTTCTAACATCTCATATTGTCTATGTATCTGTGCATGTTTATCACAATATGTTCCTCTCATTGGATAACCCTTTCTAACTTTATGTAATGGTAAAGGAGGTCTAAGTGTATCACTTGCTTCCCAAACCTTTTGAGTTCCACATACAACACATCTGTCTTTCATGTTATATTTGAAACTATAAGGTACTTTAAGAAAAGATTTCTTTTCCGGTAAAAGAATTTTAATTATTTCTTTCAATTGTTTTTTTGGTTTTATATTCTTGAATTCGTACAACATAACTGTACCTGCTGCTCTTGCTTGGTCGTGCCTGTCCATGAAGGCATTTGACGCTACAGATGTAGTAGTTGCACCAATTAAATTAGGTGGCTGATAGTTCATCGTCATGGTCTTCACACCTAGTAGTCCTTTATCATTGTTAAGATTCCCCTATATACCATAGTTGAATCAGTTTTAGCACTAACAATATATTTAAAACAAGGAATTCCTTTTTCATTTAATTTTTGCATTCCTGCTTTAAATGCATCAAAAATAGGATGTTTATCTATATCCCCTTCATGTTCATATTTGTCTTTCCATAAGTCATACTTGTTTGCCCAAACACCAACCGCTATAGGGTAATCATGGTCTTTTTTCTTCTTTAGTTTATTTTTAACATTCCAATGACTAGCACAAATAGTATCTACTAAAAATGTCCAACATAGTTGTTGTTCAATATCATAGTGTTTATCCATGTGTCTATCATCAATTAAAAAAATAATATATTTGGTTCTACGCTCTTTCATATCTTTTATCCATTCTGTCCAATAAATAGTTTGTCCACCAATATCAGCAGTTTTGACAGTATGTGCATTACCATCTAATTTGATATATTTTCTTGATGCTCTTTCTAAACCTACAGTTCTTTCCATTATATCGGGTACTTCTCCCCTAGTTCTCAATTGGTGGTGCAATGTTGTCTTCCCTGCTTTACTCGCACCATATACACCAAAAGGTATTGAATGTAATCTTTGATATACCTTATTCAAACCCTCCACCATTAAAATGGCAAAACCTGCCATTACTGACAAATTATCACCACAAATGATGCCAAATGTCTACCAACCCATTCCACATTATTGACATCGTATTAATACCAAATATTGCTAATGTTTGTCCAAGAAAGAAACTAGAAACTGAACCTACTATTCCCCATATCCAAAATCTTGCTCTCAAAAACCAAATGTCAGCAGAATGTGCTCTTTGTAAATCATAAGCCATAGCGGTTTCATCAAAACCCATTAGGATTTCTCCAACCATTATTTCACCTCAATCATTGTTCTATTGTTAAAAATGAAGGACTTACACCTTCTGTATTACCTTTGATAACGGGTAAATTAGCATCACCATAAACATTAGTAGGGGATTGAACTGTATTATTCCATGTCTGTTGGAAATTTCTAAAAGATTCTCTAACTCTTTTACGGTTCTCTTCTTCTCTTGCTCTGCGATTCCAATAAGCATCAATACGTCTTTGTAATAATGTTTCTTCAATATAATCATTAGCAACTAAATCAAATATTGCTTTCATTATCATAATTCCACCTATTGTAGATATACCAAATAGAATTGCATGTGCTTCAACAGTATATGGAAAACCTACTCCATATTGTGCATAGAAGTAAACATTTACTCCACTAACTGCTCCAACAAAAAGAATAGTCATTACTAATCTTGTATCATTATCTATGCTTGGCACAATAATCAACTCCACTCTAGGGAGTAATGACCTGTTCCTGTTATATCAACGAAAAGACCTTTAGCACAAAATCTACCATGCATATCGTATTCAAAAGAACCATTAGCGGCTAAAACCATTCTACAAACTTCTACATCACCGGATGCAGAAGCATCATCACTATCATAAACAGAGATAGTTACTGCTGAACCTGAAGCATTACAAGCATGTACACTCATAAGTTTACACTTACCTTTGAAAACCAAAGCATCAGCCGTCTGTACTCCACTACCACTAGAACCTATGCCATCACTTCCTTATTGTCTTCTGAAGGTACTTCTTTCTTAGGGGTTTCTACCTTTTTTGCTTTTTTAGCAGGTGCTTTCTTAGCAGGTGCTCTTTTTGCTTTAGGTTTTGGAGATGCCTTTACCTTCGTAGGGAATAGTATTTTTTGGGCTTGTTTACGTGTATCTCCTTCTTTTAGTCCATCAGTTAATCTAATTAATTCATTAAATTTATAGTCATTAAGATTTTCAATATCCTTTTTGTCTGTTTCATCGAATGTGAATGTAATGTTATCTGAACCTAAAAAACATACTGTATGTCTTAAAGGTACAAATGTTGGTTGATTATAATGTATGGAGTATATTGTTGCTCCAACTTTAATATCTCTTGGTCTTGCTTGGTTCGTTAATGTTACTTGTGTCATGTGTTTTTCTCCTTTTAATAAGGGGATAGTAGCCCCCGTTCTGATTGTCTCAGAACGAAGACTACTATTTTATGTTTATTCCATTATTCACTGTTTAGAGGTTTCCGTAAACACGGACTCTAACCATACCTTCATCAGCAGTACCACTGAGTTGGGCTGAACCTGTTGAAAGAATTAGTTTGAAACTAGTTCCTGATTCATATGCACCAGTTGTACTTACTATTGGTCTTGCAGTTTGTCCTATTTCTTCCATACCTGTTACTAAAACACAGTGTACAGAAGATAGACCCAAAGAAGCCGCAGTTACAGTTATTCCACCTTGAATATATGCCGTGATGTTAATGTGTGCATCAACAACATATTCATCTCCTGATACTTTAGGAGCAGCAAATCCTTTATGGTCAGCAATAAGTGTGACAGTATGTGCCATTACTTAATCACCTCAAGCACTCTTCAAGTTAGTTATCTTACCTTGACCTTTAAAGAAAGAACAACATACTTCACCAATGGTTCTGTACATTGCTTGGTTTCCTAAAGTTCCAACACCGAATGGGTTTCCATTTGAAATACCATCCTCGAAGTATTCTGTAGGCTTCATAACTGATAGCCATAGATGGTCTGTATCTAGAACAAAGATATCACTTAATCCATTTGTTGTACCGGAAGCAGTTGTTGAACCCATATCCTTACAAGGGATAATTGGTATATCATAGTATGTTGCAACTCTGAAACCAACTTCAGCACCTTTAACTCCACGAACACCGTTATGTGTAGGAACAACTTCTTTCCTGTCCATAAATCTCTCTTGGCTTTGTAGTAAGTCAGAGATGTGTTGTATAGTATCGTATCCTGTTAAGATAACTTTAGGGTTTCCACCATTTTGACGGATTCTGCGAATCATGTCATTTAGTGTTGTTAAAGTTAATACTCTAGCAGAACCGGCTGCGTAACTTGCACCGAAATCAACTTCAGCATCCAAGAAATCAGATACAACTGTAATAGTTTCAGTACTAACTGTAACTCCTCTATCTTGTCCATAGATTCTTACTAATGTATCTTCAAGGGCTTCATTACTACCACTTTCACCTAAGTCAGTTAAGTTATCAGTATACATTTGACCAATTTCTTCAGCACTTGCTACAACTTTATACAAAGATGTATAGTTGTTAACAATATCTCCTGTTCCTGTTTCTGAATATACTTCAAGAGGTGTTAATAACATCTTGTTCTGTACTTCAGCGTGGTGTTTACCCATATCCTCACGGATTATAGCACGTATATCACCAACACCATCATCAATAGCAGCAAGTTCCATTGCAAGTTCAGAAAACTCGAATTTGTGTGCTATTGTTTTAGGGCTTACATTCAGTTTTGTGTATTCAGGGGCTAATGCCGGAATACTACTTAGAGCCTCATTTTCTGCAACTCCACCAATTAATGATGCTTTAGGTGCAGCACTTCCTGCTGCTCCACTACCAAGTGCGAAAGCAGAACCACTACCACCTTGAGGTCGGCTCTTTAGAACTCTCCAACCACTTGAGGTATATGGCCTCTTAGCAATCATTGACAAAGCATTAACCTCTTGGTTAAGCATTGACCATACTTTCTGTCCGTAAAGAACATTGTATAAATCCGTTAGTCCTGATGCACCACTAAAAGCAGGTTGTAAATCGTGTCCTACTCCTCCTAATCCACCAACGATTCCGGCAGCCTTCAACAAAGCATTACCATTACCGCCTCTTAGACCGTATGATGATGCTTCTAAATCTTTCATTGTTTTTATATATCCACTCATTTCTTATCACTCCTTAATTATATTTCCTCGCTATATCAGCAATCTCATTCCATGATAGGTTACTTACATCACTAGGAATTTCTATTGATTGTGATTTAACAATCTCATCATTTTGTACAGTTAAAGATTTGCGTAGTTCTGCAAATTCTTCTTTCAAAGCAATTACATCTGAACGAGCATCATATGATGCTGCTTCAGCACTTGCTTTCTTAACTTCTAATTCTTCTGTAAGCCTTGCTTCAAATTGCTTGCTTAGAGAATCGTATGCAATCTTTTCCATTCTTTCTGCTTTGAATGCTTCGTATGCTTTTTCAACATTTTCTGCACTCAAGTTAAGAGTAGAGAAGTCAGAATCCGCTAGACCTTTTGCAACATCTAATGCTGCTGGTGTTGCTTTAGGATTACCATTGTCAACAACAAGTTCTCCGGCTTCGTAGTCTCTTGTTGTATCTTCATCAAGAGCCTTCTCTTCCATATCCATGTCATCATCCATGTCATCATCCTTATCATCTGTATCCATCATTTCTTTATCAGAATCCATGTATTCCATATCGCCCTTTGTTTCAAGGGTGGCATCTGTCGTATTTTCTTCAGTTTTTTCAATTGAAGAGTTAACTTGTTTCATCAAGTCATTTAACTCCTCAAGTGCTTTTTCCAGTTTTTCACTCATTTTATTACCTCCAACATCTTGTTTTAAAATGTCGAATTTCGCTTCGGGATTTATCCCTTTTTCACAAATGGTTACTTCATGAAGTTCTAACTTTTCTATTTCGTTATACTCTCCATATTCATCATTTGTCTTCTGTTTCTTAGATATGGCTTGTCCACCAATACTAAAGGAACGAAGAGTTCCTTTCCTAATACCTCTTGATATTTCTTTTGCCTTTTCTATATCATCTCTTAATTTAATAACAACATAAAAACCAACATCATCTACACCTGTCTTGTGTAGTATACCATTACTATCTCGATATTTTTCTACAACTTCTCCAACTTGCACATTAGAATGATTAGACATTACATTTCTATATTTTGTTTCTTTCATATATTTTGCAACAGCCTCATTCAATGCTTCTAATGTAATTAAATCATTTTGTTTATCAACGATTTCTATGGAAGCATAGCCACCAATAACCAAATCATCAGACTTTAAAATACGAAATTCGTGACTACTATCTGCCTTCATTAAAAGAGATTCTGCCATAACCACAAAATAAGTACCTAAAACTTTTACTATATAAGTTAGTCGCTACTTTTAGGAGGAAATTGTAATTTTGCATATCTATCTTCTCTAATATCCCATAGATTTTCATTGTCTTTATTATCTAACATTTCTTGCTTTTTTCCTGTCCATGCTATCCATGTATTTTTCTCATCTAATGGTACAACACGAAGATGCATTCTTGTATCAAATTTATCTCCTTCTAATTTATATTCGTGATATCCATCCTTTTGAACTCCTAAAATTAATTTACCACTATCTAACAAATCGTCTTCATCAGTTTTGTTTGCTACAATAGCAGGAAACTTACCTGATTTACCGAATAAATTGTAAACATCTTCAGTATCTTCTATATCAATAGTCCATGCTAACTTTTCATCTTCTATCATCATAACAAAATCTAAATTACCATCTTCACGCTGATATATTTTAAAAGTTGCTTCTTTTACTTTTTTTTGTAAATCATCAATATCTTTTTCTAAAACATCTTCTCTTGCTTGAAATTTATTAGGATGCATATATCTCATATCATCTTGTTTTTTCATCCAAGACATTAATTTTTCTTTTCTACTATCGAATAGTTCTTCATATTGTTCTTTATAATTTTTAATAACAAACTCTACTATTTTGTCAAAAGGCTTAGGGCTATCTCCATATTCTATAATATCATTACGAATAGCAAGTCTTAATTCAGACCTTTTTGTTTTTAAGATAGAACTTAATTGTTCTTTCCATAAATCTATATTATACAAAGCATTTTTTTGCATGAGGGAGTCGCCTTCGAATCCATAAATAGTAAATCCATCAATGTCTTCTTTTAATATAATTTCAGCAGTTCCGTGTATATCGTCAGTAACATAATATGATTTTTTTATTCCTGCCTTTTTATTTTTCTTGTTCTTACCATTACCTACTGTATCAGAGAGACCACTACTTACTCTAAATAATCCACCTAATGTTCTACCTGCTACAAACTCTACAAAATCAGATAGTGATTTTTTAGTTTTACCTGCAAGTTGTTCTAAAGTAATAACACTATCAGATTCATTTACTTCAGGCAATTCAATAACTTTGGCAGAATATAAACTAAAACCATCTTTTGTTTTCTTAACCTCATCTACTTTAACTCTAATAATATCACCAATATTAACACTTTGTTTAGTATTAAGTGCTTTACCTACCGGAATATATGCCTTATCTTCTAATTCTACAGTCTTATATTTTCTAGCGTTTTCAGCAGTAACAGGACCAATACCCATAGTATAACTATGTAAACCACTTTTAGTTTTTTTATCATCTAAAACTATAACATCTAAATCAATAAATTTTTTCCACTTAATCCACTTAGGGTTTTTCTTTTTACCTATCAAATAAGTTGATTCAATATCTTTAATTACAACTCCTTCAGAATTAGGTAGTATCATAATATCCTTAGAATAATCTTCTATTTCCTTTATTGAGTCAGCAATACGAGTATCTTTTTTAGATGGGAAAGCCAAATTTTCTGTAGAATGTTGGCTATATTGATAAAATAATATATTGATTCTTTCACGTAATGGTTCGTCAGAAATCATCTTACCTTCATGTTTCATAATGTCAAACACATGAGCAGATAGTCTCCCTTTGGTTTCTTTCTTAAAGACATGTGAAATTGTATCGGCTCTGTGCAATGGTTCATCATTTAGAAATAAAGTAAGTTCTGCATCCAAGATACAATCTCCGAAGTTTTTCTTTTTCATCTCCTTTACTTGCTGAGGACACTTATCAGTGATATCTTTTTTATTATAAGAGTAAATAGTTACAATATCATCTGTTTTGTGAATTTGTATTCTCATCCCATCGTACTTCTCTTGTACTAGCCATTCTCCACTAAAACCCTTTAATTCTTTTATATCATCTACTTCAAAAATTCTATACATAGGTTTGTTAGGAACTAAAAAATTAATCTCTGCTTTTTCTTCTTCGCTTTTTTGTGCTTTTGTAATATTTACTTCTTCTAAATTTTCCCACTTAGATTCGGGATATATCTCTTTATACATCTCTTCTAACCTTTGCATTCCTGCCTTTATTTTATTTTTTATTCTAGAGTTATTATCGTCATTTCCATAATGTTCTATTACAAATAAAGGTATATCGGAAACTTTCAAATCTAATCCCATAACTCCTCTTGTGATTAAATCAGGCTTCATTTCAAATTGTTCCCATAATTTTTCCGGTAAAGCATTTGCATGGCTTCTCATAGCATAATGTAAAAAAGCAAGTAAAACTTCTTCTTTTTCCATAAAAGTTTCTATTACTTTATTGTCAAATTGTTTGACAAAAGGGTCAGTTATTTCCTCTGATTTAAATCTCATTTCTTTTATAGAATCAAATAATTTACGAGCATCATCAGAAGTTGCATCTAAAACATCACCATCAAACAAAACCTTTTCATCTATAAATTTCTTAAGTTCTGATGCAAAACTACTGATGTTATCAAAGTCTTCTTTCATCATTCTTACAATCTTTTTCCACTCAGCAGTATATTCAGCAGGGTCTTCTCTTGCAGAAAGATAAGCATATCTAGCACGTTCAAAGAAATCTAAAATACGTTGCGTTAACGAATCTTTTTCTTTTTCAAAGGCTAAACCTGTTTGAGCCATATTTAACTCCTCAAAATTTATTTTCTTTTAAGAAAGTTAAAATAGATTTTGATAGTGTTTCATATTGGTCTGCAAAATTATTATCGTAAGGAAGGTCATTAGCCATAGTTTCTAAAGTTTCATATGTTTGTTTTATAACGTCTGTTTTATTTTCGGACTTTGATATGATATTAGAATCTTTAACAATCATTTCGTCTAAAGTAGATAATCCTTTTAGCACTATAGATTTGTAAATTTCTGCATCTATATCTTCTATAGAAGATTCTAATCTATTACGTTCTGATAATAACCTTCTATATCCCTGATTTGATTTACCATCTTTCATAGAATCATAAGATTCCATTTCTTCCTTAACATCATCTAATCTTTCTTGAAGTCTCTTCTTTCTAGATGCACTTTCTTTTTCTTCATCAGCATCTAAAACTGGATTACTTTCCTTATAGTCTTCTTCTGCTGATTTAATCATTTCTTTATTTGCATCTTTAGGCATATCTATTTTTTCTTCTTTAGGATTTTTTGGAGGTCTTTTTACTTTTATTTCGTCACCTTCAGAATCATGAAGCCTAGCAAATTGACTATCTTCTAAAACGGCTTTTGCTTTTTCTATGGCTTCTTGTATTAATTCTAACTGATTCATTTTATCCCTCTATTGTTTCCATTATATTATGTATATCCGACCAATCCATCTTTGCGATTTTATCTCCTGTCATTTGATTATTATCAGTTTGCATTGACGGACTAGGACTATCTACTACAACAAAACCTGATTTCATCAGCAGATTATCTTTATTGTATACTGCGTCTTCTAAGGTTTTTACTTTATTCACTAACTCTTTTAGTAACAGTAACATTTCATTATTTTCATCGCTCATATCTGTTCCTCCTTGTATGCTATGACTTTCTCTTGTATTCGTTCTTTTAAAAATGCTTTCCAATTCATTCTAACTCTCTCTCGCTTTCTTATTACGTTCTAATATTCTTGCTAACAATTCCTTTTCATCATCTTTAGTTCTTTTAGCGGCTTCTTCATCTTGTCCTGTAGAAGTTGTTGTTGTAACCCTATCCATTGGGTTAGATTTTTCTGTTCCGCAATGAGATTTTAAAGTATCTTTCCAATTCATTCTAAATCACCTATTGTTGTCTGCTACCTGCGACATCTGCTCTATCTTGTTCATATGCTTCTTGGTCTGAAACTTCACCGGAATTTTTAGGTTTTCTATCATTTCGTGTATATGTAGATTTATATGTAGATTTGATAATATCTTCTATTTTTCTTAAACTCTTATTTATTTCATTGATTTCCTTTCTAATATTTTGATATGTAGTATCATCGCCTTCCGAAAAGGTAGATAACAGAGATTCAGTTTGACCCATATATCTTAAATTAAACTTTATTTCTTCTTTCATATTTTCAAACATTTTTGAGTCATTCTTTACTATATCTTTCCAACTCATTCTAAATCACCCTTCTTTTTTGGATAAACTACTGTTCTTAATTGATTGTAAAGAGTCTCGTAACCCTTCCTTAGTTTAGATGCGGTGGCTACTAAGTCTAAGTTACTTTCGTCATATTTTTCTAATTTCTTCCTTAATACCTTATCAGACTTTACTAAATCTAATGACTTCATTTCTGAAATCAAATCAGTTAATTTAGTTACTTCTTGACCCATAAACTCTGTTGGTTCAGCAGCCTGTAATAGTTTTTTGATTCTCTTTTTTTGTTTAGGTTCTAACTTAGCAACAAGACCTCTATCTTCTTTAACTAGTTCGAACCAATCCATTCTTTATTCACCTAACTTTTTTCTTACATTCGTTTTGTTCATATAATTGTATGCGGCACTTTCGAGTTCGGGAAAACTCCTATCTAAATTAACGTTTCTAGGAACGTCTATATCTTCTAAGGGGTCTTCTATTTGAGGTAAGGCCATGTAGTCTCCTCTTAATTTCAATACTGCAATCAAAAATTCTGCTACATCTAAATATTTTTCTACAGAATCTAATTCTCTTTTTGGAGGACTTCTTCTGTGAGTTTCCAACTTGTCTTGTAGTTCTATAGTTTCCATTGCTATTTCAATTAATGCACTTTCTAATTTATTATATTTAGTAGTAAATAATAATTTTTCTTCTTGTTCAGAATATTCTTCTGATGTTTTAGGAACTATTGTCATTATTTCTTCTATGAGTTTTTCATAATCTCCTAAGTCAAAGTGTTCCATTAATGACTCTCTGCTACTAGATACTTCTTTTCTTGATATCGTATCTAAACCTAAACCCTTTTGTAATTCTATAAACACATCTTTACTATCTTTATCTTGATATTTTCTATATGCGATTTTACCATCATACATCCAATTTTCGGTTGAAGCATCCCATTCTGCTTCAGTATTTTCTAATAAAACTGAATGTAATTGTTTGAATGGTTTTCCATCCAAAAAGAAATCTTGTATTTTAGATATAGCACTTTTAATATTAGCATCCTTTAGATTTTGTATATCTTCACTATCTTCTCTAAAACCGTTAGCCGCAATAGATACAAATGCTTTTTCTAATAACTTTATTGGCAACGTTTCCTTTGTTGGTCGAGGTTTTTTCTTTTTACTTTGTATCGTTTTATCTTCACCAAAAAAACTTAATCTTTGTAATATATCTTTTATCTTATCAAGAGCATCTATGTCCTTTTCAGTAAAAGGATTTTTATTTTTCTGTGCTAAATCTACTACTCTTAGTATGTTTAGTACGCTTAAATTACTAATAAGTTCTCGCATTATTCTTGGAAACATTATTTTTGCTGCATTCATGTCTTCAAACTTATACGATAAAGGGTTAGTATTTTCTTTTACTCCCTTTATATTTGCAGAAATTAATTCCTTCATTTCATCTCTGTCAAAATAATCATATGCTTCATTAATTTCTTTTTCTGAAACTCTAAGTATTTTTGCTTCTTCATATAAAATAGGGTCAATTTCTCTCGCCTTTAATATATCCATAAAACTCATACTCTCACCTTAAAATGGTATATTTTCACTTTGCTTTTTTCTTTTCTTTGGTAATAGTATTGCATTTGGCACTTCAGCACTATTAGGTGCAGGTCTGTGATTTTCAATAGGTTTAGCGACACCAACAGTAAAATCTCTATTTTTTTCTATCCTTGCATCTGCTATACTTTTCTCACGTATTCTTGCTTCTTTTAGTTCTCTTTCCAATTGTCTTACACCTTTATCTTCGCTCATTTTTTTTCCTCCCTTAATTGTTTGAAATCTTTTTCATCAATGTCTCCATCACCGTCTTTATCTAATTTTTTTTGATTACCTACTAATTTTTTAGTTAAATTTTCTTGCTCTTGTTGTAATCTTTTTTGTTCATCCATTAACCTTTTTTGTTCTTCTAGGTCTTTCTTTTGTTGTTCTACTCTTTGTTTTAGTTTATCTTTAGCGAAATTTCCTGCTGCACCAATAGCCGCTTGACCCATTGGTGTTTTAGCAGCAGCCAAACCTGCCCTTCCTGCTACTGCTAAAGCAGGTAAAACTTTCTCTACCTCTTCTCTTTTTAAAGTATTAAACCATTCATCACTCATATATATTTCACCTATTCTGTTCTTCTGTCTACATTCCTATTTCCTGCTTCAGCAGGTAGTCCACTAAATCTCTTATCAGGCCCGACACTATTACGAGCCTTATTCTTTGTGGGGTTTGGATTCTCTTGTGGTGTAGGTGTTCCCATACCTGCTTCCATCATTTGACCCATTTGACTAGCATCAATATTAGTTCCTGCGTAAGGGTCTGTTTCTACCATTTCTTCTTCAACTGGTCCTTGTTCTTGAGGAGGTGGAGGAGGTTTAACAAAAGTAAATCTACCTTCATCATCCATATTAACTTCAAATCCTAAGTTCTTAATTGATGCAGCAACATTAACTTCTATCTCTCTTTTTCGTAATTTAGCGATTTCATCTTCTTCTTCAGAAGGAGGTAATTTTAGTTCCCAATCTGTTATACCAAATTCTTTAGTAATAAAAGGAAATACATAATTATTCCATACTGTTTGTGCCATTTCTACTGCACGATTAGTAACAAGTATTTGCATACCTTCATTATTCAAACCTCCACTTGCAGAGTTATCAGACATAAAGATTTTACTTACTCCATAAAAGGCAGATATTCTGTCACGTAAGTCTTCTTTAACTTGTATATAATCCATTTCTTTTAGACTATCCATAAATTTAACCCATTCAATAGAACCTTTACCATTTTCAGATTCAATACCCATAACAGGAATAAAGTGTGGGTCTGTTTCCATTTTCTCTTTTACACTTCTCCAAAAAGACCTCATAGAATCCATATTTCTAGTTTGTACGGCTAACAATCCTTTTGGCATTCTTGCCTTTGTATAAGAAGAATTGACATAGTTTTCCATTGCAGTTAATGTAGTAACTTGATTCCACAATGTAATTATTGGAGACATACCATATAGTCTTGAAGGAGAATATTTACTGAAATGCAATACTTCACCTTTAACAAAATATTGTTCATCACCGTTTACTCTATTAACATAATGTACCGGATGTAATTCACAACCACATGTTTCACACATATCACTAGGATTCGTTGCTAACATAGTTCTATGTCTTAAACAAGTATATCCGTCAACACCTCTTTCTCCTAATTCATTTGAATAAATATGCATAGTTACGGGGTCGCCACGATATATTTCTTTGATTCTATGCATACGAATATCACCATTATTATCCATAAAGTATTCTTTAACCATTACAAGATAAGCATCATCCATAATGTTAAGGTCATCTTCCATTTCTTTTAGAACATCAATGAACATTTGCTCTGCCTTGTTTACATATCCTCCCAATAAACTCTTAGCATATTTTAATTGATTTTCATCTGCTTTTTCTAAATTTATAGAACCACAATTACTACATTTAGAAACAGGACTTTTATGTTCTTTGCCACATTCTGTACATTTTCTTAGAAATGATTCTTCCCATGTATATCCTCTTCTAAATACTTCTTGTTTTAGTTGAGTAGTGCAAGTTCTTACTACTGTAGAATTATGTGCAAGATGATATATAATTGGTGATGTTAATAGATATGAACTATTTCTTTCTTGAATACCCATATTGTATACTTGTCTGTCTGCGGGTTTTGGAGTAGTTCTCCTAAATAAATTTCTAATACTAAAAGTACGTTGTTCTTCTACCATGTGTTCAGTTCTCCTTTTGTATGTTTTCGTAGTCTAACTTATCCATTAAAGACATTTTACAATTGTTATGTAATTTGGCTACAGTTGTAGGGTCTATTCCATATTGAGAAAAATCATATCCTACGTGGTCCTTGTGGTTTTCATATTTCATAAGTTGAAATAATTCTTCCTTTCTTTGTGTGTACCAATCTTCTTTTTTATATGATTTTTTCATACGAATTAACTCTAATAAAATATCTGCATTTGCTCCTTTCATTCTAAAGTGTGGTCTACACTTTGTTAAAATTTTAACTACGTCATCACCCGAATAAAAATTTAATCTATTTACTGGTCTTGTTGCTTGTGGAGATTTTTGGTCTAAATGTAATCTACCACAACCTAATGATTTGTGCATTTCCATCATGAATGCTTTACCTCTTTCTCCTGTGGCTATCAAACCAACTCTAGGATTGTAATTTTTATCCATAGTAATATAACCATCTGAATCTATAAATGCAGCAGTGTATGCATAAATATCTTTTTTAATATCATCATGAATTTTGTAGAAAGCACCATCAACATTTGTAATATTCATACTTGTTGCCATTTTTGAAATAATAGAAGGAGAGGTTTTTTTGAATAAATTTGAAGGAAGTCTTTCATGTATCTGCCTTGAAGATATACCATTTTCTTCACATACTGCTTTCAGTATTTCCTGTTTAATAATATCTTTAGGACTTACCCCTAACATGTAATCTTTTAGAGATTTTTTGAATGCTTTTTTATTAACAACCATTTGTTTAGATAATCTCGCATAATCTTTGTTGAATGATAAACCTTGTCTATCTAATTTTGCTTCCCAATATTTACACAAACTATCTATCATTTCTCTTCTTGTTATTTCATCTGTAACATATGATAATTTAATTAGTGTATCTTCATCACAAGTCATTTCTTTTACAAGAGGTTTATATTTACTTATCCAATAAGCATTTTCTATTGTATTATCTAAGTGTTCTGCATAGGCTTTTATTAGATTATCAATTGAATTTGTAATGGCTGTTTTTTCTTCACCCTTCAATGTTCTTCTATATTTTCTAAGTTGTTTAATTAAAGATGGTACATCATTGTCTTCTACTTGTAATTTTTTTACATTAGTAGAAAGTTCTTTTCTAGCCTTTGATAATGATAGTTGATACTCTGCGGCAAACCTTTTTTCCACATCAAAATGACTAGAAACTCGTTGTTCCTTCAACCAATTTTTTTTCATTTGGTCAGTTATTTCTTTCTGTCTATCAACTAACTCTTGTTCTTGGTCAGCAAGGTCTGCTGCTTCACGAAGTCTGTTACCTTTTTCACTCATTCAGACACACCTCAAAGATTCAACCCTGTCACTCCACTTGCCATCAAGTTAACAGGCTTTTGGGTCGAATTGAATATATCCATGTCATCTAACAAGATAAAGGTTTCATTTGCTGATTGACTTGCAGCATTGGCTAATGCTAAACTCATAACCAAATCGTCATGTGCTCCAACACCCTCAAATCTACCTGATTCTGTTATACTAAACATAGATAATTCTTCTATTAACATGTTTGTAATTTTCTTACTATTAGTATCACCGTAAGGAAAATGTAATTTTTGATTTTCTATATTCATTTGTAAGTTTAAAATAATCTCTTGTTTCTTTCTTCTAGTAGTGTTAAAATCATGTACATTTAAATCAGATACATTTCGTAATTCTTGAGTAAATGCTTTTGCAAAAGTATTGGTCTCGTAGAATATTTTATCCGGTTGAAATATCTTCCCAACAATACGAATTTTTTCTATATTTTCTCTAAATTCTACATTCTTCGCTCTATCAATATGAACAATAGTTTTATTTTGATTTTCATCTACTTCTAAAACTGTGATTACATTGTAGTCACCATCAGTTGAGATAGCAGGGTCAACACCTACATAATATCTATATCCTTTCTCTCTTCTATTTCCTAACTTTAAAATGTAATCTTTGTTCTTACATTTTTCTATATACTCAGGATTGAACAGTGCCGTACCTGTAGAAATTGGAACACAAAGATATTCTCTTGTAAATTTCAAAGAACCTATTTCTGCTTTTCTTTGCATTAATGATTCATAATCCCATCTTGCCGGCCAAAGTGGTTCATTTAATGAATTTAGACAGGGATATTTATTTACAGTATAAGCCTCATTTTCTTCTAATTGTGCAAAAATATCTGTATAAGTAAAGGGTGTACCAATCATTCTTAACTTAGCAGTATGATGTAGTGTTGGTATCATGTCTCCAAAAAACCAATCTGTAACACGTTGAATAGCAGATAAACTAAATTCTTTCAAAGGGTCGTCAATAATAATTTCTTGAGGATGAAGACCACGAATCTGTGAACCAACGGAACGTTCCAATATTTGATTCCCATTTGTTAATTGAATATTACCGATAGCCCATCCTCTAGTAGGTTTAAATCTTTTAAGAGCAGGGTGATTAAAATATCTATCTATTTCTCTCATATGTACAAGAGTCTGTTTTTGGTTAGATGAAATATATAGCATCTGATATGGTGGCTCTTGGAAGATGAGATTCCAAACAACCCAACTATGCATGAAGACTGACTTTCCATGCCCTCTAGAACATATGATTACACTTCTTTGTGTTTTATTCATTAGTCCAAACCATTCTTCTTGATGTTCAGCAAAATCCCATCCTAATACATTTTTAAAAAAATATGGAAACGAATTTTTAGATAGTTCCATGTCCATATCAGACATAAAATCTATACCGCTAACTTCCATCTTATCTCCTCTGCATAATGTAAAACCAATTAGATATAGGTTTAAAATACAGTTTTCTTATAGGAGCAACTTCATTAGGAATAACTCCTTTAGCATATATTGATTCTATCAAATTTTTTACGTCTTCGGGAATATCATCCTGTCCTACTACACTACCATTTTCTATATCTATATCTTTGAAACCAACCTTAGAAAATAATTTTTTCCCCGCAGGTTTAGCCATTCCTACTATTGGTCTGTCTCCGTGTAATTCTATTACTTTATTACTAACTGCTGAACCTGCACCTCTTGTATCACTTGTATCTAATTTACCTGCATAATCAGAACCATGACTAACTAATCCTAACAATAAATATATTCCATTATGTAAACCAATTCCTTGTACTGCAATAGGTTTATCTTTACTAAATGATATCCAATAACCACCATTGGTTTTTTCGAACATTGTATCATTTAGAAGTTTATATCTTTCATTTCTTGTTTTATATTGTATGCCTTCTTTTGCAAAAATATCCACTACTTCATTTTCACGAAATGGTCCTTTTATCTGAAATTCAGCCATTATATCACCTGAAATTAGCCTTTAGATAATACACACTTTCTACAGGAATGCCATGTGTCTTACTTATATTTTCCATAGAATCTATTTTTGTTACAATTTGTTCAATATCATTTACGGAAACATCTACATGATATTCCTCTTTTAATATACTAATAGCAGTATTAACATGATTATAATTATCTAATTTTGAAGTATTATAATATACAGGTTTATCCATCATTTTTCTAATAGTGTCATGAGCATCTAAAAGTTTTAGTTCTTCTTCAGATTTAACTATATTCATATCATCTATAGCAGAAAAGAATCTTTTCATTAATGCTTTATATCTTTCATCTGTAGAATATGCATTTTGATTTTTTCTTAAATGTGATTCTATTCCTTCTAATGGATATACTTTTTGTGGATTGTATAGTTCCTTCCACTCTTCTGTTTTTTTATTCTTCCATGTTACATCATTTAGTTTATTTTTAGTGATAATATTATTCAAGAAAGCACCTAATTCAACTTTAGAATCTTCTTTGAAATTACCCCCAAGTCCTCCTAAAATTTCCACAGATAATGTCTGAAGTCCATCTAATTGTTTTCTTAATTCTTTAAAGTCCTTATTAGCAGGTGTGGTAACAAATTCTAAAGCAACTACAAGTTTTTCCAATTCTGTTTCATCTAATAGTAAAGAGCCAAATTCTGCTTCCATTGCTAACAAAGTAAAGAAAGAATTATCCTTTCGTATATTTTCTGCATTAGTTAAAATTTGAATTAATCTACTGTTTGCAAATTCTATTTTATCATCGAATGGTTTGAATCTAGAGGTCATAGGTGTAATATAATATTCTATAATTGCTTGCATCATGGCTTCATGTTCATTTGATAATTCTTTAATTTCTGCTAAGAAATTTTGTCTATCTTTTCGACCAAATGTAGCAGAAATCATTTGTGGGGCTTCTTGTGCTTGTGTACCTTTTTCACTTGTTGTAGTAGGAGATGCAAGTCTATCTAAATCTGCACCACTAGATAAAAATTTACTAATTGTTTCTAAAAACTCACCAATATTTTTTAGATTTTCCATTTCATTAATTTTATCATTATCTTCTGTTTGTATAATTCCACTATCTAAAATTCTTTCAGAAGCAGGAAGATAATATTTATTCATTCCTGTTACTACTGCTTGTTGTCCTAGTTTGTTAACATAGTCTTCAATTTCATCATCTATCTCTACAACAAACTTTGTACCCAATATTTTCATTTGTTGCTTAATTCTCTTAACTTCTTTACTAAAAATAGGCCACTCTGCCCATGCTGAATATTCATTTCTATTTTTATTTTCACCTGCATATACATAATAAAACAAGGGGTCAACCTTAGTTGTTTCATGTAATTTACCTAATTTCTTACCTAATCTAGATGCTTGTACATTTTCTTCTTTAGCACGAATAGCATCCATTTCTATAAATTCTCTTTTTTCACCTGTTTCTTTATCTGTCATACTTGTACGAGTAGCAAGTTGACGACCTTCAAGTCCTAATTCTTCATTGGATACACTAGAATCTAACCCTAACTCTTGAATAAGTTCATCTCTTTGTCTATCTAATTCTACATCTGCACCTTTTCTATCAAGACTATCTAAAAATGTTTCAAACAAAACTTGAACTTTGTCTCTACCTTTTACCCAATCTTTCATAGTTTTACCATCATATTCTAAAATATATTTATATTCATTTTCATTTGATTCTACTCTATCTGCGATTTCTATAAAATCTTGAATTACTTCTTTTAATTTATCATTAGTAGTTTCTATTTCTTTTAGTCCTTGTTTAAATTCTTTAACAGTATTTACAACATCTTCAAACTTTTCATCAATACCTTGCCAATACTTGTAGATATCTTCTCTTCTTGATAAAAATTTTAAATCTAATTTTCCTATTAACATGTCTGCATCTAATTCTACACCCTTGACATATTCAGTACTATCTTTAGAAAGTCTACTATCAATCGTTTGTAAAAATGGTTCAAGAAGACTTCGCATGTTTTGTGTTGGAGCAGCCTCTAAAGTTCGCTTCCATTCATTTAGTTCACGTTTAGTATAAGTAGTTACCATACTAATACCTCTATTTATAGCCTCTTTTGCATTTTCTAAATTATATTTCGTAGATGACCCTCGCATTTTAAAATTACTTAGAACTCTATTTATTCCGGCTGATTCTCCTCTTTCTATCGCAGACTCTTTATCTTGTGATTCTACATCAGCAAGAGTTTCTTTGGTTTGACGACCAAAAGCCTCTTTTTCTTTTAACTGTGAAATAACAAATCTTAACATTTTACTTGTCATACCTTCCGGTCTAATCGCCTTAAATCCTTGATACTCTTTACGCATGTAATCATTTAGAACTTGTTGTACTTCACTATCTAATGCTTCAGATAAAATATGTGGTTGTAATGTATATCCATCTTTGGTTTTTCTTAGTAATACAGATGTGTCTTCTTTATTACTTGCTGAATCTGTTATTAGAAAATTGAACAACATTTCCTTTGTAAAATTCTTTCTAAGTTTATCAGCAGTTAATCTAATATCTTCTTGAGCAACATTAACTTTACCTAGATAAGATACAACTCCACTCATACCTTCTTTTAGCAATGTAGAAAAAACTTGAACCTTATTTATTTCATCAATATTCTCTTTTTTAATTGTCATTTCCTACCCTCGCTTTTACCCAATTATAAGGTTCTTCTTTCTTCTTACCGTGTAGTATACTTTTGTCTCCACTACCCATATAGTCTACAATACTTTTCCTCATTGTTTCTAAGAAAACCTCTCTTATTTTATTATAGTTTGATTGAGACAATGCCTCTCGTACTTTAGTTTCATTTTCCTCAGTAGAATTTTTACCATATTTTCTAACTAATCTAGGTAAACTATCTGCTCCACCTAAACTTACCATTTCAATTCTACCTAAAACACGTATAACACTAGGAAGAGTTGCTGATTGTGTTTTAACATTATCTAACTTAAACATATTAGCACCATCAGTTTTTCTTGCTAATTCTAAATAAGATTCAAGTGCATCTTCATCTGTATCAACAGTATCTAATGAAATAGTCTTAGCACCCCCTTGTTTACCAAATAATCTTATTAGTTTTTTACCATCCTCTATAGAGGCTGCTCTCATCCCTCCACTACGATTATCTTTCATACGATTTATTTCAGATTTATATTGTTCATAATAACCTAATACTTCAAATGTATCTATATCAGTAAAATATTTTTCTAAGAGTTTAAGTTCTTTTTCATTTAAATCACCATCCTTTACAGATACTAATGCATCATAATCTTCTTTAGGAATACTATAATCTACTTTTTCTGCTCCACTTATTCTAGATTTAAATTCATTTTCTAAAGCAACATTATTTGGATGCTCTGATATTAATTTTCTAAATGTAGTAGGACTATTATTAGAATCATCCCATAAGTCTTGTATTATTTCCGAAACATTTTTTCCAGCATCTTCTATAAATTCTGAATCCTCATCAATAAAAATATTATTTCTTAACATATTAATTACTGCTTCTTGTTGTGTGCTTTGTTTTGTTGTTCCTATTTTCGGAAACTTTGATGGGTTAAAATTAGGATTTTCCATAATCCATTCTAATGCAGCGTTTGTTCTCTTACCTATAATTTTTGAATATTTTTTAGGAATATACGGTATGTTAGGTTCTCCTACTTTATATAAAAATGTTAAATATTCTACCAAAAATGTAGGAGTTAATTTACTTTCATCTACTTTAACTTTCAAATCTTCTTCCTTTTGTGGAAGTTTAAATTTTAATTGTGCAGCAAGTTCCGGTTTATCTTTTAGATATTCAGATAATTTATTTTCGTTCTTTTCATCCCATACCTTAAGTTCTCTCCGTTGTCTTTCGTTAGCATCAAAATATTCTAACGCTTCATCATGTTTACCATCTAATATTAATTGAATATTATTTTTCATAACAGGTTTATCTATCATAGTTTTTTTCGGTATCCCATCTAATATCATCTGAACAAGTTCTTTTTCATCTTCATCTCCGGCTTGTTTAATTTGACGACCTGCTGCTCGTAATATTTCTTCTCTATTATATTCATACCCTTTGTTATCTGTACTATTATCTTTAACACCTTGAATAAGTTGTTCAATACCTGCTTTATTATCTGACAACATTAGAATGTTAATCTGCTTATCCCAATATTTAGCAGGAGGTTTTTCTGCTTTTTCAAAATCTCCTAATGATGTTTGTGTTGTACCTTTTGTATTATCTACAGGTTTAGTTTTCTTTGGTTTTCCTTTGAACCATTCTTCTATAGGTCTTGTAGCAACAGTAGCACCTTCAGGGATTAATTCTTTAGGTAACTTAGATTGAGTTGTTTTCTCATCTTCGTTTTTTAATACAGATGTCCAACTCATTGTAACTTCTCCTGCATTTTATTTCTAACATCCAACCAAACTTCAGGATGGTTTTGTGCAAGAACTTCCTTTACAATTTGCATTTGATGAACTATAATTGTGTCTTGTCTCTTGTGAACTAACTTACCCTTAAACTCCATGAGATATTTTAGACTCTCACGAATTTCTTTTGCTAACTTAGTTAGCGAATCAATATATTTAGGGTCTGTTCCTTCTTCATTAA